AGTAGTATATCTTGAACGGATTGCCATCATTGTCCGTTACGGTCTCTTCACGCACGTCACTTACAACTCCCTCACGATGCGGATAGATTCCAGAGAAAGCCTCCTGCTCGTAGTGGTGGATGATTCCATACCGTTCCGTGTTCACATCTACATACTTCACGCCGTTAGGCAACTGCAGACGGTTGCTTCCATAACGCTCCGGATCTATGTTCCTGCTACTGCCTATCGGGAACAGGCGCGTGAAGAACTTCGCATTGTCGGCTACATCCCTGTCTATGCTTGTCAGACCGTTGCCGTAACCAAGCGTTACCTCCTCGCCGTGCTCGCATCGGCACAGGTTCACGGTCTCGCCCTCAATCCACCATTCCACGCCTACTGCCTCGGCAAGTTCCTTCAGGGCTTCATCGCAGTATTTGCCTGCGTATTCTATGACAACATTCTCCGTGCCTTCTACCGTTCCCTTCTTGAAATTGGTGGTGTTGCCCATGCCATCGTTGATGTTCTGCACGATGAGGTCTATGTGCTCTGACGGTTTCGCTGTCAGCGTAAACACGGCTTCATTGTCACCGTCAACGGTCTTTAGCACAAGGAAACGCTTGATAAGGCTCTCTATGCCGTACAGCTTCACGTTGTACTCCCATTCTACCGTGCTCTTCTCCTGTGGAAGGTATTTCTCCACAGCCCAGTAATGCTCACCCTCAAAGACCACATAGTCGTTCACGTCTATGCTCACATACTCATAGAGGGTGAACGACAGACTCAGCACGTTGTCGCCCTGGATTTCCTTGTCCTGGGTGCTCGTGTCGTTAGGCGATAGCGTCGTCTTGACGATTCCGTATTGATCGTATAGCGTTAGAAGCATATTCTAATGGTTTTATAATGTCATTATATTATCGGGTTTGGCTCACGGAACTTCACCTTGTAACGGCTTGCCTGTACGCCCTCTTTCCAAAGATACGTAAGGGGACGGTATGCAGTGCTCTCTACATAGAACACACGAAGCATAAGGCTCAGTTCCGTGAACTCTATGTTCAGCCAGCCGTTGTTACCTGTCTTCAGGAACTGGATGAAATCCATATAGTTCTGAAGCCAGTCGGATTTTGTCGATGCATACTGAGCGAAGTGGAGCGTAACGTCACGCTCCTGATTCCTCACTACGAGGCTCTGCGAATATCGCTTGCCATTCTGTTCCCTGATATCCACCCCGACATGGTCTTTCACCTTGCTCGCTGTCATGATGGCGGTCAGGTTCTCACGACCGCCCTGACGCTCCTCTGTCAGGAATACTCCGTATCTCTGCCAGATGTCAGTACCGTTAATCAGTACCAGTCCGTTTAGTATATGTCCTTGCTGTGCCATGTCAATTTACTTTTAGTCCGTCACGTTTTATTATCTTGATGTCATTCTTTATCTCTTCGAGACTCAGGGCGCTGCTGCCTGTATGCTCCTCGATCCTTTTCAGGGTGTCACCTGCAGCTCCTATCTGAACGGAAACATCGGTCATCTTGTCGTCAAGGCTTGCCCAATGTATCTGCCCGCTTACGAAAAGTCCCTCAAGCTTGCCTGCCTGATCCTGGCTCATCGTGGTGAATGCTCCTGCCTTGCCACTCTGAGTCGTACCCTTGTTCTCCTCCGTTTCCTTTATAATACCCTCGGTTCGTAGTGTCTCGATATCCTTCTTGGCATTCTCCACATAGCCTTCGTACTCGGCTTTCAGGGCATCCAGTCGCTTGCGGTACTCCTCATCTGTTATCTCGCCGTTGGTGCGTGACTCGTTTAGTTTCGCAAGGTTCTCGTACCACCCTTCAAGTTCCTTCTCGAACTTGGCACCGACAAGGTTATTCACCGCCATCTTGTTTACCATCTTCTGCCAGTTCTCGGCTATGTCATCCATCACTTCCTCGCTGCCATCGGCAAGATCATAGAGGGAGTTAAGGAAATCATCAAAGACATTGTCCTTTGTAGTGGTAGTCAGGTTCTCATACAGCGTGTTCGTGATTTCCTCCAGTTTGCCTGCCTGCTCGATATAGTCGTTCAGTTTCTCTGCCACACGACCGCCGTAGTTACCCTTGCCCGTGTCTTTGATCTGCTCCCACATATCCACATTGCTACGTAGCATCTTCATCTCCTCCGAGCTAAGACTCCACAGGTCACCGTTCCATTCCCTGCCTATCTGTTTGCTTAGGCGTGAGATCTGTTCCTCGCTATACCCATCCCAGTAATAGTTGAAGCTATTGTGCGCGCTATGATAGCCAGCTTGCTCTTTTGCTATATTCCTATAGTTGGCATTGACCTCTTCCTGCAACTCTCTCGCACGTTGCGAAGCTTCAATGGCAGATGCACCGCGAGCCGTCTTCATTTCATCGGTCAGGTCATCTATCGCCTGTTCAAGCAACTCATTGCGCTTCGTCAGCCTGTCAATGGCTCTCGCCACTTCCTCCGCATTCGAGTTCGTGAACCACTCTGAAGGGCCACCGCTGCTCAGGGCTCCCAGCGTAAGGATGTTGCCTACACGACCCAATACTCCGTCTATCAGACCGCCTATGCCATTCACAATGATGCTCTCCAATACATGGAACAGATTCTCAGGAAGGTCGAATATGGCATCTATCAGACTGCCTATCGCATCAAGGATGCTCACCACGAGGTCATCTATCCAACGTAAACTGATAAGCTCCGTCAGCGCATCCAGTATTCCGGTCACGAAATTCTTGATGCCGTTCGCAAGGTCAAGGATCATCTTCGGAATCTGCGCTATGATGCCAATCATGTTACCAAGACCGCTCGACAGAACGCTACCACGTCCGTTGCCCATACTGCTCAATGCGCTGCCCATCGTACTGCTCAGAGAGGTACCTATGTTCTTTGCCATTCCCTCACCCATCTGGGGAAGTATGGAGTCAAGTGTACCCTTCAGTTGGTCGATGTTTCCTACGGCACTCTTCACACCACCGAAGCCTTCTGCTCCTTCCCAACCCTTGGCATTGTTCAGGGCAGTCGTCAGACCTGACGTAAAATTGGCAACCTCCTCGCTCGTGCGGTTAAGCCTCTCACCGAAGGCTTCCATGTCCTCTCGCGCTTTCGCGGTAGCGTCACCAAGTTCCATCGCACGAGCTTCCAGAGCCTTGAATTCCTCATCGTTAATCTCACCAGCATTCAGACGCTTCCTGCCTTCATCACGCGCACTTACAGCTGCATCCTCTTTCTTCTTAGCGGCATCGTAGGCTGCTACCGATGCGGTGAAGTCTCTGATGGCTCGGTCAAGGCTCTGCCATGTCACGCTCTGATCCGTGCCGACATACTTCCGCATCTCATGGATTAGCTCCGTCACCTCCTCCTGAGTCTCTGCATCCGCATTCCTGTAGTCTTCGGTTTTCACAAATGCCTGAAGCTGCTCCATCATCGGTAACATCATCTCCTTCGTCAGATCACCAACACCGCTAAACAATGCGTGCCAGTCTATACCACGACTGATGTTCTCGAAGGTAAGACTCGCTTCCTTCTGAAGCCTCTCCTTGTTCAGTTTCTTCTTCTGCCATTGCTTGGTGGCTTCGTCTGCCTCTGACGCTTCCACATCTGCAATCTTCTGGGCGTACTCCTTGGCTATCGCCAGTTTCTGTTGCTGATAGGATCCATATTCCTTCAGGTACTCAATCATCGCCTGTGTTTCTGACTTACGATGCTTGCGTTCCTGTTCTGCTTCCTCTTTTGCTATCTCTGCCTCGCCGGCTTCAAGTTTTGTCTTGGCAAGATTCCTCGATGCAGCAAGTGCATCCTTCTGGTCATTCGTAAGTTCGCCATTTTGGGCAGCACGCCATTCTTTTTCAAGTTTGGCGAGTTCTGCAATCTCCTTGTCGTAGTCCAAACGTAGCTGAGCGCGTTTCTTTTCTGCACCCTCTTTCATCTGGTCTATCTCTGCCTGACGATTCTTTGCCTGTAACTCGGTTAATGCCTCGGCACGTTTTTCCTCCTCCTTTTGCCTGTCCTTGTCATTTTCATCGTAACGTAACCTGCCAGGAATCTGGGAACGAGCCTCAGCAGCTTTCTGTTCTGCTTCCTTCCACTTGCCTGCGTAGAAATCGACTTCTTCATTATACTTTGATTCCAGCGCTTGATTTGTTTCATTGGCTTTCTTATTACGATATTCGTTTATTGCATCAATAGCACGGCGTGACTTGACTGCACCATCACCAATCAATGGATCTGAGTAGTCCACATCTCCACCATGCTTGTTGTCCCGGAATCCAAGTCCTTTCAGATATTCCTTCTCTTTCTCTGATATTGAAGAGCCTTCTGATGCTCTCACATAGTAATCACCAGTAGCACGTGACTTGATGCGATGCTCCCACTTCTCTGCACGAGTCTTGATGGAATCCTTGTACAGGTCGCTATAAGCCTCTGCCTCCGCAACTGCTTTAAGAGCGGTTATCACCTGTGGAGCCATATCCACCAATACCTGTTCGGCATCTTTTACAGAACTTACCTTCAGCCCTAATTCATGGAACTTGTCAGCGTTTACCTTTATCCACTTGTTCTTCTCGCTATCGGTCTTCAGACGATTCCATTGTTGCTGCAGGGAGCGGTACTTAGCTTCGACATTTCCTGCAGCCCGTCCGAGGGCATTGGTCATTTCTTCCTGTTGCCTTCTCAGTCGCTTTGTTTCTTCGAGCTGACGCTTCTCTGCTTCGGTTGCCTCTTTTGAACCTTTCGTGAATGCAAAGAGTGCACCAACCACGGTCAGTATGGCCATGCCAAGCAATACGTATGGATTAGCCTTGGCTACGACATTAAAAGCAGCTTGGGCGACAGTTGCAAGTTTGGTAACTATGACACCTCTGCCTTCTGCTGCCGTCTTTATAGCGATAGATGTTGCAAGGGCACTTTCCTTGATGGAGCGTATTCCCGACATCAGGGCACTTTCTCTTTGGAGGTTATTCTGGATAACAGTCAGCGCATTGCTGATGGCGAGTGTCGCCTGTAGTTTTGTCTGTATGGCAACGAGATCTTCCTGACTTGCACCGAACATCTGAAGGGCGCTTGTTGCTGCTCCTGCTGTTGAGGTGATCACGTTCAAGCCTTGCGTAAGGGCATCAAAGGTTCTTGTGTCCGATGCCTCACCACGAACCTGACGGTTCACGTCATCCATTGCGTCACGCAGTTCGGCAGCTTTCTTAATCATTTCCTCCAGCTTGCGCTTCAGTTCCATACCTGCCGCTGAGTTCCTTTCCGCATCGGTCATGTTGCGGTATTCAAGCGTTGCACGTGCAATCTCTGAGGTCAGCGTGCGGAGCTGCGCCTTTATGTTCTCTGTATGTTGGATAGGAGCTGTGGATGTAGATTTATTGACAATTGCCGGTATCCGTTCCGCATTTTTCTGGATGGCATCGAGAGCCTCGTTTATCCAAGTCTCCACGGTTTCTATCTCTTGCTTGGTCGATTCTGCCAAGGCGGTGTTGCCATTCTCCAAGGCTGTGCGCAACGTATCCTCCATCGCGCGTAACCTTGTTACCTGAGCCTCCACGAATTGCACGTTCTGTTCACTTGACCTCATAAGTACGCCGGCTGCATCTTTTTCTGACACACCCATCGCTTTTAGGGATGCGGACATCTTCTCTACACCCTGACGCAAATCACCGAGTTTACTGTTGTATTTTTCTGAGGCACGTGCACCTTCCTCTCCCATCTGACCTATTACTTCCGTCAGACTGCGAGAGGCATCCTGCAGCTGATTGATCCTTTCACGGCTTTTGTCAATACCGCTACTCAATCCATCCTTCATCAGGAACTCTATCTCTACTGGTTTCATTGGCTATTCTCTATTGTTTCAGATTACTGCGGAAAAAGCCGACTATGTCATTCGCCTCTTCCTCTGCACTCCTGTTGTCGTTCTTGCTTTTCTTTTTACCGTCAATATAACGAGGTGCATCGCTGATCATCATTATCAGCGTCTGGTAGTTAACACCGTGAAGGATATATTCCACGCTCCAACCAGTCGCACTCGCTATCTGCCAGATAAATCCGAAAGGGCTATGGGAACCTTCCCAATGGCTCTTTAACTCCCCTTCTTTGCTTGGCTCAGTCTCAGCTTCATCGGATTCGCAATCTCGGCTGATCTGATAATAGGCATAAAAGCCTCCGTACCCATGAGGGTAACAAACTTCTCAAACGCTCCCTTCTGATACTCCCATTTCATATAGTGCCGGATAAACCAAGCCAGTACACAGGTAGGAAGCCACCAATGCTGCATCGTCAGCGCGATCATCCGGCTCAGTTTCCTGCCGTGCTCGGCAAGGAAACGCATCTGACCGTCATAGTCAAGACCCTCGAATTCCTCAAGTGTCATGCCCACACTAAGCCATGTACGCGCTATCTGTATCTGACAGGCCATCGTCGGGCGGTGCATCGTCAGCCTCAGATGCAAAGGTTCCTTTCTGAAAGGTACCCTGAAATCCTTAAGAGGGAGGGAAACACCCATATTCAGTAATGCTTCCGCTCCCTCTCTTTGGATTTGTCTTATAACCCGTGCATCCATTAGCCCTCAGATGGTGTATCGTTGATCTCGTATGGTGCACTACCGTCGCTCGGTTTCATCACCTTAAGCTGACACTCTACCTTTGACACTTCCGTCAAGGTAAGCTTGCCGCCGAGATTGGCGAGGATGGTACCGTTAGGGATGGTCATAGTCTGACCGCTGGCAAAGTCGATTGTCCATGCACCGTTTAGGTCAACAAGGCTTGTAGGAGCTTTCCAGCCTGTGACTGTCGCGTTTTGTCCCTCACCAGTAGTCACCAGAGTACCGCCGAGCACACGCTGCAGATTCTCATAGTCCAACTGTATAAGATTGAACGTAGGGCTGATCTGACCGTTCTTCTGCTGCAATACAAGCACGGGGGCATCTGGAACCTGCTCCGCCTCCACATCCGTACTCTCAGGCTTGGTACCGCCCCAGTCCCAGCTACCCTTCTCGATGTAGCCGATAGTATCGTTGCCGAACATCACGGCTGCAATACCGTAGATAAATTTCCTGTTCATTTCTTTCGTTTTATTAAGATGATTATTGTTCCTATTATTCCGGACAAAAGTCCGATAAAATACCATTTTAATGCCGTTTCAATACCGTTCGGGAGGCTTCTCGCTTACCTCATTCTCCTCCGATTTTGACTCATATCGACGTATTTCGCTGCCATTTGACTGTACGCCATACAATCTGCGCATATTCTTGATAGTACGCTCATAGCGCTCACACAGGAGTTGCAGACTGTCACAGGTGGCATATACGTAGATATATTCAGGTCCAGTCGGAGTGGAGGTCTTGCGCGTCACCTTCACGCTTACACGCCCGCTACGCTTACTGTAGCCAGCACCGTTCGGAAGCCTATGGAGGCTGTCCGCCGGTATCGTCAGGCTCACCTCCGACATCGGCACTTTCAGCGGTTCCGTCCTTATTTCCGTGTACTCGCTTCCTGTATCCAATGTGAGGTGGGTCACGCTGTCTGCGTGTATCGACCCAAGCACCTGCTCTCTGGTTGCAACCGTCACGCTCCTTCGGTGTGACGCGCATCCGCTCAAGGACAGGGCAGTCAGCGTTGTAGCGGCAACTATTAGCGCTGTCGATAGCCTTGCGCAGACGTGCAACCTCACGCTTGATCGATCCAATTTCCTTTCTTGTTTCATTCAGTTCCTCTGTTAAGGGTTTTACAATGTTCTCAACCAGTATCCGGGTGGCTTGCTCAGTATTCGTTATCTTCACCGTATCGGATTCGGCAACTGTCTTCTCTGCCTCCGCGCGAGCCTTCTTCAGGGCACTGCGGATGGTCATGATGGAGATGAGCGAACCTACAAGACTGCCACCGAGAACCACGTTGAGGATTTCACTGAGTTGCATTTCCATCTGTCTTATTTTTGGTTGATTCCTATTTCCTTCAGCCACTTAGGTACATCGAAGCTCGGACATGCCTTGCTCGCTACCTGATTGTGACCAATGATCTTCACTTGCGGAAAACGCATGTGGAAGTCCCGTACATAGCGCTTCAGGGCTTCTTTCTGTGCAGGTGTACGTGTGTCTTTTGCCTTGTTCACATCATTGGCATCAACACCACCGACATAGACGATATGCCTGCTGATGGCATTGTAGCCACTCGCGCCGTTGGTAATCTCCCACGGATCCACATTAGCGTCCTCGTTGTTCCTGACAAGCCTTTCCACACGACCGTCCAGATGAATCATATCTGTGTAACCCACCTGCTTCCAGCCACGACCACCCTTGCATACCGGGTCAGTGTGCCAGTGGCGGATCTCATCTGAACTCACCTCACGACCTGCTTTCGTGGCGGTGCAGTGGATTACAAGATATTTCATCGGCTTGCTCATTCCGCTTCCTCGGTCTTTGAGGTTGTACCTTCGGTGGATGCTTCAGCAGGTGCTTCCTCTGCTTTCTCCGCAGGGGCTGCTTTTTCTGCTTCTGCCTCGGCTGAAGCCTTTTCGCCAAGTGTTATGGCAGCGGCTTTCTTGCCTTTGTACTCAGCGCATAGCCCACGACTGATAAGGTCGGCGGCACGCTCCTTGTCCTTCACTTCCAGAATGGTGTCAGGCTCATAGACTGTCACATGATCTGTCTTGTCACGGAAAATACTCTTTACTATAAGTTTCATTTTCTTCAAATTTATGGGGTTTTACTTATCCTTCAGGAATTACGGCGCTTGCCTGATATCCGCTTCTGATCACACCGCCAGCATCGGTCTTCTTTGGCATACATATGAAGTAGTGACGGAAGTTGATCTTGTTGCGCTGATACTCAGGGTCTGTGGATGCTTCGCTGTAATACATCTTTGTCGAGCCTGTTGCCTTGAACACTCGTTGAACAAAGAAGGCAAATGAGCACTGGAACTCACCAGTAGAGGCTGATGCACCTACGGCTTTCTTCACGCCTGCGGTGGTGTACAACGGGTTGTTCGCAAACTCGTAGATGTCAAAGCCATACTGACGACCTACAGTACCATTACCGCGGTCGATGTTGTACTGTTCCTTGAAACGCTGGTCGGTTTCCAGCAAGTCGTTTACATGGTCGGTACACAATACCAGACGGCGACCAGTTGCAGGAACCTTCAGTTTGTCAAGCGCACGCTTCAAGTTTATAATGTCCTGCATACGTAGCTTAATTCGTCCAGTGTCCGCATCGCGCTCACCAGTAGTAACCAGTACAGGGGTGGTGGCACTATTCTGTTGTGCACATAGGGCATGAGCTGCCTTCTGGAACTTACCGTCGTTAATGGAATTACCATGACTTTCCTTCACACGTGCCATCTTGTCGTAGGAGATAGCATAGAGCTCATCGTCTGTAACAGGTGTCACCTTGGTCTGGAACTTGTCAAGCTGGATGGCGATGTCTGCGTCATCAAG